CATTGCCCGTTACACCCCTCGCACTCCCCGGCACCTGCTGAAATTCAAGTGGCGGCTCTAAGCGGTCCTCTAACTCCACTTCGCCGCTGGCTAACTTCGCTCAGCTGTCGATGTTTCGTTTCGATGGATTAAAGATACAGATAAAACTGTATTATCGTCAACAGACAAAACTGTATTTAATGGCGTGAGAAACATATGTTTCTGTATTTATGAGTAATTTATTTTGTAAGGACGAAAAAAAACCGGCGTTAGCCGGTTTGATTAGACGTTTGAGAGGGGGTTTTAGCGTTTGCGGCGGTAAATACGGTGCTCAATCATTACGCCGATAATGGTTAAAGGTTGGTGATCGCTGTTAATGACAGGGTAGTCGTCATTGAGTGGGACCAGTTCAAAGTGCTGGCAGCCGAGAGGGTCTACCCATGTCGGGCGGTATTTTTTGAAGGTTGCCTGTGTTCCGCCGTTCTTCGCAACAACAAATTCCCCTGGCGTGGGTTCTACCTCAGGGTCGACAATAATAACGTCACCAGCCTTAAAATCTGGTTCCATTGAGTCGCCTTCAATACGCAACGCAAAGGTGTGCTGGGACACATCCAGATCAGTAAGTATGTATTCAAGGCTGCCATCGAAAGCCTCGATAGGGTTTTTCTCAGCCAAGGCTCCTGCCTGTACGTAGCTTATCAACGGAACTCTCCTGCTGTTGATCTCTGCCATAGGCATAAACGCGCCGCCGTTCATTAGCCAATCGGCGTCGCATTTAAGCGCCTTGGCTATTCCAATTATATTACGTGGCTTGAGAGTTTTCCCATCTTCAATGCTCTGCCATGACTGCTGCCGAATACCGGCCTTCTCAGCAGCTTCTGTCTGGGTTAATCCCAGCTCAATTCTTTTTTGTTTAACGCGATCCGCAAGGCTCATAAATCCCTCTCTCTGTATGCCTTGATAGTCACAGTTAAAACTGTAATTGACAAACAGAAATAACTGTCACAGAATACAGATAAAACTGTGGAGGTGATATGGAAACAATTTCTCAACGCCTCAAGCAAAAACGTGAAGAGATGAATCTGTCTCAGGACCAGTTAGCAAAACTGGCTGGCATGAAACAGCAATCACTTCAGGCCATCGAGGCCGGGACTACTAAGCGTCCACGTTATTTGGTTGAGCTGGCTCGGGCTCTCAAATGTGAACCTGAATGGCTTCTTTTTGGCGATGAGCCGAATAAAACAACAGCCGCTTAACGGCGGCTCTAACCACGAAAGGGAAAGCAATGCATTCACTTGCGTATCAACAAGGTAACAAATTTTCGCCAACGGCGATGATTTACCAGAATCGCCGGGAACCTGATTCCAAGGCGTTAAACATCGATGGGATCCGCGCAGCTGTTCGCGCCTGGGCAGCTGATTGCCGCAGCCGTGAATTTGTCGCTGCGCTGATTGTTGAGGAGTGGCGAGCCACTGGCGGCACCGGTTTGGATATCCCGACTGACTCGCACCGCCAGATGCAGAAGGTGTTCCGCTGGATCGACGGCGACACCGAATACGCCGCTAACAACATTCGCCAGCTGGCGCCGGCAATCATGTCCGTCCTGCCGCTGGAGTATCGCCATCGACTTCTTCCCGAGGACAGTTTCATGTCCCGCTTAGCTCGACTTGAGAAGGAAACGAGCGAGGCGAAAGTGGCCGTTGCGATGAACGCTCCGCGTCACCAGAAGCTCAAGGAACTCAGTGAGGGGATTGTAGAGATGTTCCGTGTCGACCCGGACCTTACCGCGCCGCTGATGGCCATGGTCACTTCAATGCTGGGGGTTATGTGAGAACTACAGAAATGGCGAAAGCCGGTCTGCGCGAACAGAGCCGACTTTCTGATGCAACAAACGCTAGTCAATTGCGAGGTCATTATGACAAACGCTAATCCAAAACGCCAGGCGCAGGAGGTTTAACTGTGTCGAACGTCGCTTACGCAAATTTCGCGGCGCATTCCGCCGCCAGGAGCAACCGGATGGAGAACCAGAAAACCGGATTCATCCCGTTGTACCGGAGTGTTCTTAAGCAAACCTGGTCGAAGGACGTCTTCCTGCGCACGCTGTGGGAAAACTTGCTGCTGTGTGCTGCTCGCCAGCCATATACAGCAAACTTCAAGGGGCGCAAATGGCCGCTGCAAACCGGACAACTGGTCACCACCTCAGCCGATCTCGGGCTGAATTTATGCGACAGGGAAGGGAAGCCATGCAGTCGCCACGCCGTAGACAGGATGCTTGATGTTTTCGAGCGTGAAGGGATGATTTCTCGCTCCGGAGAGAAGCGAAAGGGCTCTGTGATAACCATCACAAATTACGCTGAATATGCTCAAAAAATGGACGATTTACCCGAGCGTATCACCGCGCATATCTCCGCGCTTAATGCAGAGCATGGCGAATCCAGTAATGGCACGGCTTCGGAAGGTTATGCCGCGCATAACGGAGCGCATTTACCCGAGCGTTTCACCGAGAATCATGAACAACAATGTAATAACAACAATAAAAACATTAAAAGATCTTCGTCCGAGAATTCTGACGAATCCTCTGACGCACGTCTGAAGAAATTTTTATCAGCTCATCCAGAAGCTACGATTTACACCCCATCTGGTGCGAAGTGGGGCTCTGCTGAAGACCTCGAGATCGCTAAGTGGATTTCCTCCAGGGTGAAGCTGATTAACCCAACCTGCAAAGCCCCGGACATGACCTCCTGGTCTAACACCGTTCGCCTGATGCGCCAGATAGACAACCGGTCGCACCAGGACATCTGCGCGCTGTATGACTGGGCAAGCAAACACCACTTCTGGCAGACCAACATCCTGAGCCCGGAAAGCCTGCGTAAGCAGTGGGACAAGCTGACGATGCAGCGCAACGTCGGAAGTGAACAGCGTGCCGCCAAGCCGGATCTGGACTTCAACAACACTGACTGGGCTTATGGGGTGATTCGATGAAATCTCTTGGAGAGCAGATGCGTAACCACGACCGCGAGCAGATGAGCCGCATGGCCCATAACCTGCCAGAGCAGTACCAGGAGCGCGTGCCGGTCGAGCAGGTAGCGCAGGTATTCAACAAGCTGTTCAACGAGCTGCGCGCCGCGTTCCCGGCCAGCATGGCGAACTTCCGCGAACAGCGTGACTTGGATGAATTCCGCCGTCAGTGGCTGCTGGCGTTTCAGGAGAACGGGATCCACTCAATGGCGCAAGTAGATGCCGGTATGCGCATTGCCCGCCGCCAGGAGCGCCCGTTCCTGCCGTCGCCGGGCCAGTTCGTCGCCTGGTGCAAACAGAGTGGCGGGGCGCTGGGAATCAACGTTGACCAGGTGATCGCCGAATACTGGGACTGGCGTAACCGTTCGTTCGAATTCACCTCCAGCGAACAATTCCCCTGGTCGCAGCCGGTCATGTACCACATCTGCGTCGAACTGCGCCACCGCAGCACAGAGCGCCAGTTGACTCATGGGGAGCTGGCACGAGAGGCGGGTGATTTGCTGGACATGTGGGAGAAGCGCGTCACCGAGGGTAAGCCAGTGCCGCCGGTACACCGGGCAATTGCAGCACCGGCTGCCGAGCACGGACCGACTCCGATCCAACTGCTGCTGGCGAAGTACAACCGCAACAAGTCGAACGGGATGGTGTGAGATGACCATAACAATCCGTGAGCAGGTGCTGGCAGCCCTGCGTAATAACCCGGGCCTGAACAGTGCTCGTATTGCCAGCATGATCGGCATGACCACCAAAAAGATTTCCGGCCCGTTAAGCACGTTGTTTGCAGACGGCCTGATCGAGTTCGAAGGCAAGCACGGCCAGCGGCTGTATCGGCTGACCAACTACGGAATGAAATACGCACCGGAAACCATACCTGCCATGCCGAAGGGTAATTCGAAGCTGGTGCAGCGCACAGAGACAAACGTGATCTGCCAGGAGTGCCGCAACAGTCCGGCGATGAGAAGGGTATTGATGGTTTGGGGGAGGGTAGGGGTATGAGCGAATGGAGTGATTATCGCTTGATGGTTAGGACCATGGCGAAGGGTAACGGTGTAACGCTCATCAGCATCGCCAAGCACTGCGGCGTATCGAACAGGAAACTTAATCAGATTCTCCAAGCGGGGCCATCCAAAGAACAGGAAGAACTCATAGCCGAAGCTCTGGGGTGCGCAGGGTGTGACCTTGCGGAAATCCACAGGCAAATTGGCGAGTTATCAGACAAGTACGGGAGGGCATGGGTATGAAAATTTACATCGCAGGACCAATGACGGGTTACGAAAACTACAACCGTCCGATGTTTAACGCAGTAGCACAGCAGATGTTATCAGGTGGTCATGTAGCATTAAATCCGGCCACGCTCCCGGATGGTTTATCTCAGCGTGAGTATATGGACATCTGCCTGGCGATGCTTCGCTGCGCCGACGCCATTCACATGCTGCATGGGTGGCAAGAGTCGGAAGGTGCCGTCGCTGAGCATGCCATGTCTAAAAAGCTGGGAATTAAAATTTCTTACCAATTTGAAGGAGCTGCCGCATGAAACCAACATACGAAGAGCTGGAAGCAAAATGCGCGGCGCTGGCTGCGGAGAATGCGGGGCTGAAGTCGTTCATTTCTCAGAGCTGTTATTCATATGATGGCGATGGTAGCGACGTTTGTGATTCTTACGTCAATGCTGAGGAGTCGCAGATGTTCCCGAAAACCCCAGCTACCGAAGCTTTCCTGGCTGGAGTGCAATCAAAAGCTCGCGAAGAAGGTGCTTACTTTGTTGCTAATCGAATGCTTGCTGCATGGGATGCCGGATTTATCGACGACACCGCAAGGAACGCTGCGGACATCGCACGAATGATACTAACTTCCACAGAGTTTATGGCTGACGCGCCAGAGGGGGATTTCGATCGCTCGTTCGCTGATGGAGTACTCGAAGACATAGCTGCCCAACTTCGCCAGGAGGCCGCCCAATGAGCAACATCTACACACTCGCATTACGTAAAGCGGCTGAGAGGGCGCGCGCGGACAACCATACCCAGGATGAATGGTTCCACTATCTGCGCTGCTCAACTCCAGAAACCGTGCTGGCGCTGCTGGATGAGCTGGAAGCGTTGAAGCTCGCCAATGCAGCACAGGATGACCATACTAACCAGCAGCAAGACCGTATCGACCTGTTAGAGAAAGGGAATAACGAGGCCGCCAGGCAAATTAACTCATGGCGTAGGCTGGCTAAGCAGAATATCGGAGAACGCGAGAAGGATGTGTCAGAGCTTAATATAGCGCGTAAGCGAATTGCTGAGCTGGAGGCGCGGGAGGTTGTACTTCCACAGCGCTATAGCATGTTGCATCGCGTCGATTTCGATGAGCCGTATCACACGGAAATGGTTTACAAGCAGCATCAGGTGCTTGAGGCACTGC